TGCCCGAATATGAGTTTGTCATATATTCTGACGCCTCAAAATTTCCATTCCCAGAAATCCGTGAAGAATTAGAGGAACTTTTTATCAAGTTCCCTCATTTAAATTACAAACCGGTGTTCGAGATTCTGGGCAATTTTTGTTTGTTCGGGATAAATCACTTGTATTCTATTATTTGTCTCAAACATGCGATACACAAGGCGAATAAACAAAAAAATATTTATCAGGAAATTTACACTGATATGATCAATCATATTGAAATGGTTAGGAAATATCTTCGTTTGATGATTACCGAGCTAACTTTCAATCAGTTACTTAAAAAAATTGAGATTGATATCAAAACATCAGGATTTCAGGTCATCATACCATACAAATCACAAGCTGAATGCATGAACCTCATGCAAAAAGTAATTGAAGAAATTCCTGGAGCCAAAGACTATTTAATTGAGATGGGTCGCTCCGGCTCCAAGCATGTTATGAATGCTTCGGATCCAATGTTATATAAAATATATTATCATCCACTTATTGAACCATATCTGGGAATAACTGCACACCAATCAATTGTGGATTTGATATGTATTTACGCTCATGGTTATCGTCCTTGGATCACAATAAAATTGCGTTATTTAACAATAAATGATATCTAAAAATAAGAAGTTTTTATGATTTTGCATTTCAAATAGAAAATCATAAAAAAATTGAAAAAATATCATATAAAGAAGCTCATACAATAATCATCAATATATTAACTTAACTATTCTTTTGTTAATTAAGACATTGATTGTTATTTTTCTCACAATGGAAATTGCTCCTAGTGATGGCACGAATGAGGAATCATATCAATTTTGGTCTTCAAAATTAAAAGAAACATGTGATGATTTGGATTTTTTAGACAAAAAAATAAAGGAATTTATGTTGATCGAAAAAGATAATCCTTTATATGAATACGCCATGAAAATTATCGAATTGAAAGGCCAAACAAGATTCAAATATGAGGATGAGAAGGAATTTCGCGATGAAAATATACGTCGCTTATACAATTTATTGGCCAAAAAAATTGAGAGTAGTAATTACGAATCCAAAAATTTTGACATGGATATTGGGCCCTATTTGGTGAAACCAATTGCTGGCATTAAACTGGAAGTTGCTTCAAATATTATTCAAAGAATTCACCAAAAATATTTGGAAATGGATACTGCGGAAAAAAAGAAATTCCAAGAATTTTGTGTTGAGTATCTTAAAGCGTCATTATGTAGGGATCCAATTTCGGCGAATTTTCGTTTTCGTTGGATTATGAAACGCGTGTCAAGCGGAAATCCATTTCCACAAATTGATGGTGAATTGAAAGAATGGAATAAGACAACTCCATACAATTATATGCCATTGTTTGGAATTTTGGGAAATTTTTGTGTGTTTGGAATGAACTATTTATATCCGCTGATTTGTCTCAAGACAAATTTTGAAGAGCAATTGGAGATGAAAAAGATTTATGAAGAACAAACACAAAATAGTCACAGAAGAATTAAAATTTTTGCCAGAATACAGGAGTTGTTGTTGGTTGAAAAAATGAATGAAGAACAATTGATTGATGTCATTGAATCAGACATTGACGCCATGGGTTTCGCCGCCTTTATTCCAACGAAGTCAAGATTCGAATGTATGGATCGCATGAAATATGTAATTGATCAAATTGATGATGTTAAAGAATATTTAATCACGATGGATCCGGATGGATATATATTGAACCCCATCACGAAAAAAATATTTTATCACCCACTTTTGGAGACATACCAAGGATGGGATGCTACACAATGTTTGCGAGATTTCATAGTTATTTGTCGCGATGGTTTGAGAAAATGGATCCAGAAAAAATATTTACTAGTTTCCAATTTGTGAACGTATGAATGTATGCAAATTATTTTTTGGTGCTCATTTTTATGATACAACTTAATTAAAAATTAAATCGTATCATAAAATTAGTCAAACACTGGCACAAAACTATGAAAATACGTGTTATCATCGGAGGGATAATTATACCAATGTGTATCACCGTTCAATATGTTGTAAATAACGGATTTTTCTCTGTTGGTCAAATAAATGAAATTTTCGGCTGATGATCCATAATATGATAAATCTCGATTTTTTTTCATCTTACCCAAAGATTTTGTTTGGCAAATATTTTCATTTTTGTCAATGTAAATATATTTTTTAGTGTAAGTTAAACCATCAAATACGAATAATAAAAAATGATCTCCGGAAGCAGATGAAACATTAGTTACATCATATTTCGTTGATAACAAATATAATTTGTCATTATATTTGGTGGCCGAAAATAAAGCACCAGCATACATACCTAATTTGATTATGTCAGTTATTTTTTGTGAATTTAAATCAAATATTATGATTTGTGAATCAGGTGTTTCAGAATAACCACCATACCAATCCATCAAACACAATAATTTATCACCAAAATGATACATAGCATAACATATTTTGTCGGAAGATTTTGGAATGGATACATTTTTTTTTGAATCAACACATACATATTTTTTAGTGAATTCATATTTCCCAGCAATCTCATATTTTTTGCCATGAATTGTTGAGCTGACTTTGCCAATTATTTGGTTGCTAAGTTTCTTATGTTGTGGAATAATTTTGTTGTCGCATAGTTTTGCGAAACTGTGGTTCTCGTATTGAAAATGTATATTATTTTGATGCAAGGCTATTTTGGTATAGGCTTCCTCACATCGTCTATGCTCAAAAACCTGAATAACTTGGCCATTATCAAATAGCACAATTTTGCTATTATCGTGATAATACAACAAAAACTTAGGGAGCAACATAAATAATGTTATTGAATATCGTCATTCAAATAAATTAAAGCCAATAATTTTTCAATTTTTTATAGGACAAATTAAAAAAATTGAAAAATATACCGATTGAGCAGTTCTAAAATTGGTCTAACGTTATATTATCAAAAACGATGTCGTTGCTAAGAAATTTTACCAAATCTACTCCCCGATCCATTTCAAAACTTATCCGGGTCCAGAATTACCTCCAGACCCAGGACATTTATTGGTTCATGTACACCAAGATTAACATGTATTCCCCGATCTTATTGTTCGAATAAAACGATTGCACCAAAAATTACCATTCCAAAAATGTCACCAAGATCCAAAGTAATTACTGTTATTACTACAACATTATTAGGTGTTGGTGCATGGAAGTGGTTAGATAATTATGCCGAGAAAAATAATTCCAGGCAAAAAATTACTTCCGCCACAGAGGAAGAACTTATTACTCTGAAAGAGAAAAATAATTCCAGGCAAAAAATTACTTCCGCCACGGAGGAAGAACTTATTACTCTGAAAGAGAAACATACTGTTTGTGAGAAACCACCCAAAACACGTTATTTTGCGTTGCACATGCGTGACCAAGACGAAACAGCAAAAAATATCAAAATTTTCGATGATGAGAATGGTCTCGCAACAAATCTAATGGATGCAATAAATTGGGACATTGGTAATGATTATCTGACTCATGTCAGTGAAATCACCATTCCCGAAGATGCCAAAGTGAAATATCATGCTAATTATCATAATGTGCTTTGTTTTTATCCAAGCGGACACTATGCCGAATCAAAATCAATCGGACACTATAGCGTATCAAAATTTACCACACTATATAAATTAACCGTTCATGAATTTTTGGAGAAGTACTTGAGAGAGAATGTATCTGATAAAGTTTTGGCAAATTTTATTAATGACAAAACCATTCATATGATTCCGGACAACAGAAAGACAGAAAAATTGTACTCAAAAATGATAGATGCCGGTCATGATCTAAGATTGATACCTGAAGATAAATTAAGCAAGAAAATTTGTGTGAAATATGCAAGAAAAAATCCGAAAAAAATAATGGATATACCAATTAATATGTTGGACAAAGATTTTTACTTGGAAATCATCAGGGAAAATTATAAGTATATGAAATACATTGACAAAAATATAGCAACAGAGTTATTTCATGAAGCTGTTGTGATAAATCCCAAATGCTTGAAATACTCCCACAATTTTGGTATTACACTCACTCCAGAAATGTGCTAGGACTTATACAAAAAGAACTCTATGGAAATTTTTTTTGACAATATGTTTTCCACCGAAAAATCAGCGAACAAATCTTACAACGATTTTCAGGACAAGTTGATTTCGACCGAATCATCAAAATATGTTTGAAAAAAATTGAAAAAATGTTTATTCATTATTCAAGTTTGTATGGTCATTAGCCATACTTCGACAAAATGATATTGTTCAACCTAAACACTCATGTTGTTAATACCAAACAATCATTATTTGATCAGCCATAAGACAAATTCATGACCTATAAACTTTGGTCCAAGTTGAATTTGGTGCAAACCAATGAATTTTTCATGGTAAAAATGATTTTTTAATGTAACAATTAAAAAATCATTTTGCATAAACCTTAAGCAATTTGTTTTGTTTGTCATTGATAATATTACGCGACATTTTTGAACTATCCGAGAAAAAAAAATTTGGGTTTCACTAAAATATTTTCATATAATTTTTTTTGATATTAATTGTTTATTTGTGTGTGAAAACATTTATTAATAATTCTCTTGTGTTTATTTTCGTAGAAGTGGAATCATTTACATCTGACAATGTTGTTACTTGCGCAATGATTATCACATCATTCATTCCATGATGTTGACTATTATTAGTTTTTCAATTGATAATTATTTTCTCAATTTTTATCTACTCGACAATTTACAATTAAAAAGATTGTGATCCGAGCAACAATGAAATAATAATCAGTGACCCACATTTGTCACATTATTTAAAAAATTGATAAATAATTGATTTATGTGTTACATTGCAATAAAAATAATATCATATTTAAATCAATCATTATGTCAAACGAAACTGAGATATCTATCAGTATTGATAAATTATATTTCATGCAACAAAATCAAATCCTAACAGATGCCACTGTTATTTTGACAGATGATTATGGTAACCGAGTGCAAATATTCGCTCACAAAGTGATTTTGGCCAGGTTTGATTATTTCGAGAAATTATTTAAAATGGAACCTTCCAATTTATGTTATCCCATTAAAGTTCCAAATGCCCGGATAGTTCATGGTTTAATTATGAAATTATATGGCCAACCATTACAAAATATCACCATGACCAAATCATTGTGGATATGTGAGATAGTACGATGTTATGATTTTTTTGGCATTGACATTAATATCAAATTCGTCCAACAATTAATTAAACCAGATAAATTAGATGAATTGGATTTTACTGATATCGATGTTAAACTTTTTATGAATGTTGCCTCTATTTTGAATTTTGATAATGATATCATGAACATCATAAATCATTATTATTGTGACGAGTCTTACTTAAGATTATTTTCTGCAGAATTGCTAGAAAAACTCATTAGTCATAACCAAATATTTTGGATAGGTTACATCACAGAAAACAAAACTGCTATGATTATGGATAGTAACGGAAAAAAAATGAATTTGTCTCCATATTGGAGATGTCATGTCATCAAATTTTCTGCCGATGGGCAGTTATGTGGGTTGGGCGTAAACGATGACTTGATCGTTATTAACTTGGTGAATGAGCAAGAAATGTCCCTTCCAACATCCCTCCATAAGAACGCAAAAACCATGTCGTGATGGCATGACTTGTGATTCGATAGGAAATGAATGTCCTTTCGTCCATTTGCCCCATCCAGATCCCAGTGCTTTTGAGATGTCGCATGTTGGACCTATTGCGATGCCAACAAAGACTTTTTCGCGCACTCAATCTCGTTCGCCCACCGATAGAACACCCGAACGTGGCACGACAAGTTATTTTAATCCGGACAGTTCTCCCGTGAAATTTCCCGGACGAAGAAAGAATAGACGTGGAAACAAAGGCAAAAAACACTACGATAACAAAAAAGGCTCCGAAGAAAAACCATCTCATTCAGGAGATCCAGGAGATCCAGGAGACAGAGAACAAGACAATGGCCCAGAATCTGCCACATTCTCGGAAGCTACACAGTCATAATTTCTTATGACAGATGCTAATGATTTTCTTATGATCGATGCTTATGATTTTTATGAAATTTTGTGCTGATGAATCTCATATTTTTTGTTAATATTTTAGTGCAGTTAAAATATTAACAAAGAACACTCAATGATCAAGTGGTTTGTCAATATCGATTCTATTTTTGGGATGGTGTGGCGGAGAATAAATAGTGTATAACTTTAAATCTTCATCACAAGTGTTAATAATTTGGTGCCAAGTTCCTGCTGGGATAGTCACGGAAACTCCGTCAAATAATTTGAACTTTGTTTCTTTTTTGGGTCCGATAAGAAGAACGCCACAACCTTTTTCCACGCGAATAAATTGGTCGTTGTCATTATGTATTTCATAATCAATATCTTGTCCTGGTTTGATACTCATTAAAACTAATTGTTGATATTTTGATGTGAACAGAACTTTTCGATAAAACTTATTATTAATCGTTTCATTTTCTATGTTTGTGATAAAAATATTTGCGTTTGGCATTATATTAATTATTAAACAAAAAAAATCAATAAAAAATTATTTTTGGTCGAAAAACAAATATAAGTAGCACAACGATTCACTAGATTTATCTGAACAATTTTGTTAATAGTTCTTTTTATGTAATGTTAAGAATTATTAATAAAGATAAATACATTTTGATAATTCATGCAACTTATTACTTTGATAGCGAGTCATATTGACACTAGAAAGAGAATTAGTAAAAAAAATGGATGAAACCAATAATTGCGAGAATAAAAACTAAATCCAATACAAAATTATTAAAAAAGAAAGAAATAAAGATATACAAAAGAAGAATAAAAGTGGAAAATTATTTTTCATGGATGAAACAAAATGCAAAAGTAAATAACATTTATGAAAAAAACTTAAAATCATATGTAGATATTATTTATTTATGTTCGTCTATGATAACTTATAGAAAAAACATAAGCGAGAACTTCAAAAACAAAAATATCAAGTAGGGATATTTTACTAGTGTCGTTATGGATAAAAAATAATTGCATTATATTTTAAAAAGATATCAGGATATGAAAAATGACACTTCATAAATTTATTCATGCTTATGGATTGGGAAGTTTGAGAAGAGGATTTTGTGCCACTAATGAAATACTATATAAATGGATAGAATCAGAAAATCCCAAACAAACTGACGAAGAAATTTTGTTGGATCATTTGCAACTATTTATGGCACAATATAATAATCATAAAGTGATAGACTGGATGAAATATTGTGAAATTAATTAGTCACTCTGAAAAAATTCATCATTCAAATTTATTTGGAACAAATAGAAAATGATATTTTCCATTACAAAAATTTGCCCACCCACCAAAAAAATTGAAAAAAATAATTCTTCATATTATAAATTGGAATGAATTAAATATCAATAATACAATCATCATGGAATTAAAATTTTGCACAGGACAAAATAATATCAATTCGAATATTTGGTACGAAAATGATGCGGAGAAAATTACATATTGTTCTTACTGTGTCAATCATGGATGTGTGAGTGCCAAATATGTAACGCAACTTGATTGTTATGCATATGATCTCTCTAAGTGTCAATGTCAATGTCCCAAACAAGATGATCATCCCGTAGCGAAATATTTAGTGTGTTTGAAATGTCAATATGCTCATTTTTTTGGTCCGGGATTATTCGGACAACAATACCGATCTGATAGATGTCAAGATTGTACCAAAGAAATTGATCCGTGTCATTATGGAAACATATGTGGCAGTTGTTCTTATACGTTCGGGCATTGTATTTACTGTTGTGAGTCGATTGAAGTTGGGAAGAAAACATTGCAGAAACTTGGTGATGAGCTTCCAAATATTTTGTCATACATTAGCCATCGTGAAGATTTTGATGGCAAAACCAAAGAGCGCAATCGTAAAGCTCTACTGGCCAAATATGATGACGATAACAAAAAAATTTATTATTACGACCAATCACAAATGATTATTTATTCTACCATTTATCCAGGGCATCCATTAATAACTGATATACCGCCTCCATTTTGGAAAAGATCTCCTTTCAAAATAGCATGTACCACTGCACTGGCTCTCACGGCGAGTATTGGTTCGGTATTTTTGTATCAATTGTACAAGACACGATATCGATAACTTTAAAAAAATTGAAAAAAATAATTTTTGGAATCACAATAAATATTGACCAAAAATTATGAAAAAATCATGGAGCAAAATTTTTGTGAAGGTTCCAATAATTTGAACATAAATAATTGGTTCAAAAAAGTGGACCAACCAGATGATGTAACTTATTGTTCTTATTGTGTGGAACATGAATGTATTGATTCAAAATTAGTTGCGTGCATAAATTCCCAAATATATGATTGTTCTTCTTTTTCTTGTTGTTGTCCAAATAAAGATAAACATACTACATTGGAACGTGTGGTATGTCTAAAATGCCGATATAAATTTTTCGATGGTCGGATTATTCCCCAATCCATCACATCTTGCCGTGGATGTGGAAAAAATACTAGTGATTCTGATTATGGTCTCTATTGCGATCGTTGTTCGTGTTTTCTACATAAATGTGCGTGGTGTGGTTCTGAAATAAAAAATGGAAAACAAACATTAAAAAAAGTTGGCGCCGTAATACCCAATATTATAACACGTCTTCAAATATATCGAGATGAATCTTTATGTGAATGTTCAGTTGATGCACACGAACAAACAATTATGACATTATTTCTTGATGACATTCATAATATCATGAATTATGATATACGCCAAATGATTATAAAATCGTCCATTTATACAAAACCGAATCATTCACATAAATCATCATTTAGTTTTATTGAACCATCCAAGAAAAAAAAATTTATCTTGCTCGTTGGCGGAATAATGTTAAGTTTGGCAACAGGATTAATGTTGATTTATGATTTGTCCGGAAAAAAATGATGACAAAACTAATATAATAGAGTATTTGATACCATATTATATTTCATGCTTCATCCTATCAAATGCTATTGTGACGCCAGTTATGATCCCAAATTCCGAACTGCTGTTATTGGATGGAAAATTGGAGATTCCAACATTCATACATTAACGATCGATAAGACCAATAATATTCGAGCTGAAATTTTGGGATTTCTTGATATGGCAAAGAATTTTCATGAAAACGAAAAATATATTGTTTACACGGATTGCCAAAATATTCTTAATAGATTACACTCCAAAGAAAAAATAATTGAATTGAATTTTTGCAATAAGAAAGGTCATCCACTGTCTAACGCCGACTTGTATCAAAAAT